TCATATGCATTTTTTGTTTGCAATATACTCAATATATTTTTTTAATGTGTTTCTACTTATATTATATTTATTCATTAAATCTATTTGTTTTATGCTACGATCTGTAAGAAACTTTTTAATATCTTTTTCTAATTCTGGCGACATTTTGTCAAGTTGCCCCTGTTTACGTCCAGACTTCTTGGTACTAGCTGCAATTCCATCTTTTATACCTTTCACTGTGATTTCTCTTTCCTGTTCTGCCCGATCAAGTTCAACAAGAATCAACAGTTCTCAAAGGGTGTCCCACTACGGGTACCCTTTTTCTTTTTGTCCTCTGTCCCGATCTGATTTTAGCCCCCTAAATCTTCACGGTTGCCCCACAGAAAACTCTAATATGAGATTGTCCGCATTTTATCAGTATTTTCCAAATCTGTCAAACCTTGCGACAAACATGTCATATACATAACGCAGCTTGATTTGACCTGTACCGCCTCCCAGTTCTTTTTCTGCCTTTGTGACTGCATAGAGCAGCCATTCTCTCACTTTGTTCAACTGTTTGTCTGACGGCATTTTCACGAAAACATATACTGCATATCCTCCCGTTGCACATACTGCAATCAGACCCACAATCACAAACCAATTCTCGACGATGTATTTCATCCTTGTACCTCCTCGTCATCCTGTTCCGGTTCGTCATTGTGTTGTATTTCTCCGTTTGACTTTGTTCCCTTGACTGTTTTCACGGACTTAATGAGTGCCATTGCACCGCCCTCAACTGAAAGAAATCTGAATACATTCTCAATCAGTGTCGACGGTTCTGAACCCATCCGCAAAAACACAAATATCATCACGACTGTAAAGATAAATGCTGCAAGAATCAAGGTAAATACAACACGTTTCATGAATAGACCGGACACCCTTTTGTCATGTCTCTCTTTTCGCTCTCTTATCCGATGCATTCTTTTCAGATGCCGGATTCTGATGCGTCGTTCCTGTTCTGTCATTCTCATGTATTGCCTCTTTTCTGTGAGGTTGATTCTTGCCCGTTTCCTGCCCTCCTATTATCGGTCGGAATGCTGTTCTCCGTCCAGTCTCTTGTGATAACTCTTGAGCGACTGTTCCACAATGACAACACGCTCTCTCAATGTTTTCATCTCCTCACGGTTCTCTCTCGATTCCCGTTTGATGTCTTTGAGGTCGTCTGCGATGTTCTCAAGTTTCACCATCACCATTGTGTCGGTTGTTGCTCTCTGTTCCGTCTCTTCCTGCGTGTCTTTCTTCTCATTTCTCTGCTTTGAGCAGATTCCGAAAAAGATTGCACATGCAACAGATACTCCGGAGAGCAACAGGGAAATCTCAATCGTCAACGGCGTTCTCCTTTCCGAACTCTGTCGCCTCGATGTCATCGGTGTCGCAGTATCTCCTCATGTGGTATTCAAGAACATCCATCTCCCTGTCTGTCTCCTCTACCTCCTGCCGGAGTTCTGCCTTGACCGTCTCCTCGATTTTCGACTGTTCAATGATTGTTTGCTGCTTTTTCACGATTGCGGATAGATTCTCGGTCACATCACACAATCGTGAGATTATTTCAAGCGGACTCATTCTGCATCACCGCCGGAGTATTTCTCCCCTGTGATGTATTCATATTCGTCCGCTGAAATGCTACCTCTTGCCACTCTCTCTGCAACCTGCTCCTTTGTGAGCGTTTTTTTGACTGTGTACATTCTTTTCAGACTTTCAACAAGTATTCTCATTAAATCAGACCCTCCTCGATTAACTGTGCGGTGTATTCGTCGATGACCGCATCTTTCTGAAACTGTGTTACTGATTCGACGATTCCGGATGTGTTCTCCTCAACGACGGATTTCATGAGAGCCATGTTCTCATATTCCTCAACCGTCATTTCCTTTTCGTCGTACTGCCATTCGGTCACGGTCTGCATCTTTCCGTCTGCTCCCTCAACCTCTTTCTCCACCTGCTCGATGTTCTTACGCAGATAGACCGTTGACGGAGACGATGTCCTGTCGATTTCCTCCGGACGTTCCGGCTGTGTTCCTGTCACCTTTTTCCAGTCTGTCATGTTGCTCATTCTCCTTTCTGCTATGCTTTGAAACTATCCTCTTGAGTTTCTTGACATTGATTTTCGGTTTGATGTATTCAATGTAATAGTTGTATGTGTCCGTGTGTTTGAACAATCCCATATACGACAACATCACCGATGCGTTATACCATGAGATTTTATCCTGCTTTGAAATATGGTTTGCCTTGCGTCTCGCAGCCTCGATGTTTGATTTCCGGATGGTTGTCCGGTCATGGTGAAATTGAAATCCCATAAAATCAAGCATACGACCCTTTGTGACCTGCTTTCCGTTCTCGTCAAGCACTGGTTTCCCGTCTTTCATCACCGGATATTCAAATCTAAACACCTGCCAGTCGCCTTTTATCTCAAGGTCAAGGTTTTCGTTCAGATACGTCTCGATTGCCCTGTGCATTTTATGCAGTTTCTTTTTGCTCTTACCCAGTATCACCATGTCATCCATGTATCGCATGTAATGTTCTGCATGGAGTTCCTCCTTGATGTAGTGGTCAAGTGCTTTCAAGTAAAAATTGCCGAACCATTGTGATGTAAAATATCCCAACGGAACGCCTTTTCGCATCTCCTCAATAATTATTTTCAGTTCCTCGAACATCGCTCCGGCGATGCCGATTTCCCTCAAGACCTCCAACGCTCCGGAGATGTCGTCAAATGCTATGCACCCGACAAGCGTTTTTGTCTGTTCTGCATCAATCTCAACACCTGCATCCGTCAAAATCTTTGCAACGAGTGCTATTTTGTCATGTTCAATCAGTATGCAGAGTAATCTATAAAACCGTTTATCTCGAATTACCTCTTTGAGTTTCCTTTTGAGGATTCTCCGGTTTATGGATTCAAAGAAATGGTGAACATCCATCTTGAGAACAAAGAATTTCTTTCCGTCGTAGGAATCAAGCCATTTTCTCATGTACTTCTTTCCATAATGAACACCCCTGTCCGGAATGCTCCCGCATGAAAATTCATACAATCCATTCATCACAATCGGTTTGAACTGACCTATTGCACAATGATGAATAACCTGCTCGTATTTGTAATGTGGTTTCAATATACGGCGTGTTTTCTTGCTGCTGCTCTCGTTGATGATGCTTGGTTTGTGATAGTCCGGAATGAACAACTCCTCTGTCAACATCTTTTTCAAGAGTTCTGTGTGTTCATCGAGGTTCTCTAATACCTCCCGCACATCATTCCTGTTCTTTTTCTTTTTGGATGCATTTATAAAACACTGTTTTATGTAGTCGTCTTGTAACATTGGTTCATATAGGTTGTTGTAACTTCTCATGTAGTATTTTCTTATCTCCTATGTCCTTGTATTCCTCTGATGCTTTCGCAAGGTCGACCACCTCTGCGGTGTATGCCTTGTATGGTCTTGACATTTCCTCAATCTTTGCTGTCGCATCCTCAATCAGACTTGTGGTATTGGTATATCTTTCGTCTTTCCAAACATACGCCTTGATTTTGGAACTGTACTGAAAATTGTCGATGTAATCTTTTCCGGTCAACCATTCCGGTGTGATGCCGTCCTTGCCTATCGGATAGATTCTTGTGTAAAAATCGTATGTGTCCGACTTCAATGATATTTTCCGGAGATTCAACCCCTCCATGAAATAGCAACCTTTGTCACTTCCTATCCGGTCATATATGTCGATTGTTTTTGTCAGAGAGTGGATGATGCACTCGCAACGATATGTCGTGAGGCACTTTTGCAGGACATCCCATGCCGTGACGCTTTCCTGCTCGTCGATGGTTCTTTTCTTTTTGACGGTGCATGTTCCGACATGCCATCCCGTACCCTCGAACGCAAACTCAAGACACGCCTTGATTGTCTGCTCCTGTGATTCAAAACCATACGGGAACGGCGTTCCCTCCAACTCCTCGACATTGAGGACTGCTGTGTATTTGTTGAACTGCTCTCCCTTTTCAACCGCTTTGATGACATATTCGTCCGTTTTGGTGCGTATATAATATTCTTCTTTTAGCAGGTCAGCCAATGCTCCCGCCGTCGGATAACTGAACGACAACTCTTTGTCTCCGGAATCCAGTGTCGTGGTGATTTCCCTGTTCTTGAATCCGGACAATGTTCCGATTCTTTTCTTTTTGTCATTAAAAATCTGCAATGCTCTCGCCTCCTAAATCCACATAGGCGTGTATCTGACAGTCACTCTTGCCTTTGTGTTGGAGAATGTGAGTGCTGTTTCTCCGGTCTTTAATACTGGAAACGTCCACATGTTCACCTTGTCGAATGCATTTGCCCCGTCGACTGTCACAAGTCCTGTCTTTGAAATTGAACACGCCCTTGATTTTTTCAATCACGCTTGAAACGGTTGACTTTGCACTCTCAAGTTTTGACGAAAATGCTCCCTTGATGTCATCAAGCACCGATGACACGGTTGACTTTGCTGCTCCCATTTTTGAGGAGAACGCCGACTTGATGCTGTCGAGTTTTCCACCCGTCAGAGTGTTCGCTCTACTCATGAGAGAGTTCATTGTGTCCTTTACGCCCGTGAACGTAGCAGACACGATTCCCTTGATTCCCCCGCCTTTTTCACTGTATGCGGATTTCATGTTGTTTAGTTTCGTTGCATCGAATTGAGCCATCAAATTGATTGCTTGAGGCAATGACAGACCCATTTCTTTGAATGCTGCGTTGTTATCAAGTACATTTGATTCAAGCGTATCAACGGAGATTCCGGTCTCCTGTGCCTTTGCCGTGAGCAATCCCAACAGGTTTCCCGTCTGTGATGCATCCACGTTCCACGCTTTCATAATTTTGTCAACTTGGTCAACTGACTGTGTGACGTTTGTTCCGTTGATTGTTGCAAACTGTATGAACTGTTTTGAGGTCTTTTCAAGTTCCGTTCCCGTTGTATGGAATCTTGTATTGACTTCTCCGATTGCCTCGCCTACCGTCGACATATCCTCCGGCATTGTGCCGAAAACATTATCCGCAGACTGCGTCAACCCCTCAAGTGCCTCTCCGGTTGCTCCGGTCTTTGTCACTATGGTGTCATATCCCTCGTCGAGTTCTTTGAACGCTGCAATAGATGCTGCACCAATGCCCGCAATTCCGGCAGAGACAACCGACATTTTCTTTCCGAAACTTTCCATCTTTGTTCCCGCCGTATCGCAAGTGGTCGCAAATTTTTCAAGTTTATTATCTTTCAACTGGTCATTAACATTTTTTAGTTCTGTCTCCATGTTCATGAGAGCAGTTTTTGACTTTTCCGTCTTTACTGTCTGATTCGCAAGTGCGGTCTCCGTCTTTCCGATTGCTGTCTCATTTGCGGTAAACTCTTTCTCTAACTTGTCAAGTTCCTCTTTGAGTGCCTTTGACTGTTCGGAGTTCTTTCCGGTCTCTGCTGTCGATTTCTCATAAGCCTCTTTTGCAGCATCAATCTTTGTTTTGAGTTCCTCTTGCTTTGTCTTTTGGTCTGACAGTTTCTTTGTCAACTTCTCCTGCTGCTCACTGTTCAATTTCACGATGTTTTTCTGCACCGTGATTTTTTGAGTGAGCGATTCGGCTTTTGCCTTGAGGCTGTCTGTTTCCGACCCGAACAACTTTGCTTTCGTCGCTGCCGTCGTATATTCCGCAGACAAGACTTTCATCTGCGATGCTGCTGATTTCATTTGCGATTGATAACTGCTCGAATCTGCCGATATTTTGACGCTTGTATAAGCCATTCGGTCGCCTCCTCTCTTACTGATTTTCGTTGATTGTATCTAATTCAAATTTTAAGTAGTCCAACAACGTGACAATGTTCTCTTTCATGCATTGACTGTATGAGTTTTTCAATAGCCGAATCGCAATTTTTACAACACGGTCAACAATTTCCCCGCAGACTTTCCATTGATTTTCCTCCGGTTGTTCATCCTCGTCCTCATATCCATTTTCACGGTCATAGTCATCGAATGCGGATGCCTCTTTTTCCACCTGCTCAACCTCGACAATGTTCAACATCTTCTCTGCAACAATGTTCTGCATGATGAAATGAACCGTCTTGGTTGCCGTCAGAAATTCAACTGCATCAATCTCCCCAACTGCTGCAAGCGACAATTCATTCCCGAACATCTCCTGCATTATCTTTTTGTTGAAAAACATCACTCTGGAGAATTTCTCCGTGTCATTCTTTTCCATGAGACTGATGTATTTTTTATACTGTTCTACCGTTACGGAATTGATGAAAAGTCTCTCACCTCTGCAAGTGACCTCGATTTCCGGTATCACTTGCCACTCTGAAAATTTTTCTCGATGTTCTCCATTCTCTTGGTGAGTTCTTCTGCAATTCCCATGTCGATGAACTGGAACTCAAGAATCAAACCTGCTGCATCAAGTCCGGTCTCCGGATTCTTTAATTCCTCAACGGTGAACTGGTCTCCGTATGCTTTGCAGATAAAAAGGCCCATCGCCTCAATGTCCTGCTTTGAATACCTCTGTTTTGCGTCGACAATCTCTGCAAGTTCGAGATATTCCGTGTATGTGTCGATTGACATTTTCGGCATTGTAAACTCTTTGTTATTGACTATAATTTTTCTTTTCATGATTTATCCTCCTGTTATACGTCCTCTTATTAGCCTAAACCGCCGTTTTTCTCCTGCACTTTGCTGAACCATGCCTTGATTGCCTCTGCTGCCTTTGTGTCTCCGGAAACGAGGTTTGATTCGTCGACCGAAATCTCATACGCATTGTCAAGACTTCTCTCATAGAATGAACCCTTAATGCTCTTTGTTGTCGGAGACAATTTGCCCTCTTTTGTGCTTGCCTCCTCACTGATGCCCTCTGCGAACTTTCCGGCGTATAACCATTTGAAATCATACTTTCCATTGAGTTTTCTTTCTCTCCATCCGACAGCGACCTCCGGTGCTTTGTCATCCGCAGTCTTTACAAGAAAACCGTTCTCGTATAACTGACCGAAAAGAATCTGTTTGTCCTGTGGTGCAAGTGCATTGACCTCAAGTTCGATTTCTGTTCCCTCATAGGAATTGATGACTTCCTCTGTTCCATCGTCAGAGTAAATCTTTTCAGAACTCCACTTTTCGTCAACCTTTGCTTTGATTGCTCTTGCCAGTTTGACCGGAGTTTCTGCAACGTATGCTTTCGCATCGTTCTGTGTGAGTTTTGCGATGTAGAAATCTCTACAACCGCAAGTTCTACTCCTCACAATCTTCTGTTCTGTGTCGCTAACCTGTGTTACTGTTTCGCTCATGTCTATTCCTCCATTTCATAAAACTTTGAAAACCTTTGTGCTTTCATATAGATTCCGTCCTCCGGCTTTGAATCGTCTCCGTTCCTGCCGTCAAATGAGAAATCATTTTCTTTCATGAGTGACTTGATTTCCCTCGCAAGTTCAACCTCGTCATTCTCTGAAAATATAGTGACCTGCACTGACAGCGTCACTCCCTCTGCATCGTCGTCCGAAAAATTCTCGTCGTTTTCTCCCAAATCCCACAATGTCACATGTCTGTCATGGATGTTTTTGTCATACCATCCTTGCATCACAATGATTTTCCTGTCTGATATTGGTTTCAATGCGTCGGATGCATCTTTGATGATGTCCGGACTGCTGCTCATGCTCTCACCTCATTTCAATGTGTTGTCTAAATATGATTGATATTCCTGTTCTGCGATTTTTTGCAGTTCCGCATCTGCCTCACGCCCTGTTGCATAGATAAATTCTTGAGGCGGGCGATAGATAGTTCCCCAGTTTATGAATTTCACATAAAAATGTTCGCTGTTGTCCGACTTTTCCCATCCAACATCCGCAGACGCTCCGGTGTCTTTCACCTTGACTGCTCCTACCCTCGGCATACGCAGACATCACCATGATGGTCATTGACTTCCCCTCAAGGTCGTCGATATTCATAAATTTTTCTGCCATGCTCTCGATCACTGCTTTTTTCTCGTTTCTTGTCATTTCTCAACACCTCCTCGGATTCGCTCAATCTCTTTTTCTATGTTCTTTCCGGAATAATCTGCAAGCAGTTTTTCCGAAATGTGATACGTCCAAATTGAGGACATCTGCACCGCCGTTCCTATCGGGAGTTTTCCCTGCTGCATTGCTACCCTCACGAATTGCGGTGACACATTGAGGATTGCTGCTGCCTCTGTCGGCAATATTCGTCCTATATCCATCTTGATTCCTCCTGTTGGTGGTTCTCTCGGTCTTTTCATCCCGTCCACCCCTTTTCCGGCATTGTCTACCGTGTTGATGCTTTTCACATTAAAAATCATCGAAAACCTGTTGACTAACCACGCACTTTCTAGCAGGTGCGACCGCTGCCATGTTTCCCACGGTATCGCTGACGTTGTCTTTCGGCTTGCCATCGTCAGAGTATCGGTTGCCATCCGGACACTGACGGGGCGACTGCTGCCCCGTTTCGGCATTTTATTTTCTTGTCCTGTCGCATCTCCTGCCATATAATAAATGTGCGACCATTTTCAAACGACAGGAGGTGAATTGTTGTGAACGATTATCAAAAGTTGTTTAACGATATTAGCAATCAGAACATCAAGGCTGCTGAACTCGAACGTCGTAAAAAAGACCGTTATCAAAACCGTTTCAATTATTACAATAGTGTTGTTGCAACCCTCGCCTTGATTCTTTCGATTATCGGTATAATCTTAGAACTAAACTGATAATTGACAGGACTATCGCTAATGTTGAGCAGATTGCGGGCATCCATTTAATGATTTTCGTTTTCATGGGTGTCTGCTGCTCCTCAAGTCTCTCCTCTGCCTCCGTTTCAAGCTGTTTCTTTGCAATCGTAACTTTCGCAGCTACGTTCTGACTTCTTGAGACAATTTCAATCTCTGTCATGTTCAAATCTAATTTTTCATACACATTCAAGGTCTCTTTCATTGCCTCTTTGATTTTTGTTCTTTTTATTTCCTCCACCGTCTCACCTCCTGTTTGTATCTTGTAAATACATCATAGTATTTTAAGAATACTTTGTCAACAGTTTTTTGTATCTTGAGTGTACTTTTTCTATTGATTTTCTTTTTTTGCTGTGCTATGCTACGAACATGGAGGTGATAAACATGACAGAAAACGAACGTGTCAGAGAATTGAGAAAAACTCTCGGTCTCACTCTTGAAAAATTTGGTGAGCGTTTGGGCGTTAAAAAAAATGCTATTAGTGCAATAGAAAATGGTCGCAATTCTCTTACAGACCAAATGACAAAAGCAATCTGCCGTGAGTTTGGAGTTGATTATATATGGTTGACTACTGGTGAGGGTGAAATGTTCGTTGACACGGACGATGATTTCATCGAACGCATTGACCGCATCATGGCGGGTGAGGATGAAGCACGAAAAAACCTTTTCAAATTTATGCTTGAATTGAGTGATGATGACATCCATGCTCTTGAGCATTTAATGCAAAGTGCGATAGATTTCGCACAAAAGAATAAAAAAGACTGACAGTCTTTCAACTGTCAGTCTCATGTGTGTATAGATACAACACGAATTTATATATCCTCTTGAGGATGCGTTCGCTGTGTATCTTTCCGACTATTTCGACAATAGCCTCTTTGTAATTCAAGGGAGACACCACCCCCTTTCCGAATTGCATTGTATCATATATTTCCATGATTGTGGAAATATCGAGGTTGATTTCCATAATCATGGAAATCGTTCCTCCTGCTGCCGGAATCCCGCTGCATTATGGTACAATTATTTGTATTCGGATTCAAACAGGTCGGTGATGTTCACGCCTAATGCAATCGCTATCATTTCAAGTTGAAATAATGTCGGCGACACCTTACCGTTTTCGATGTTGTTTATCGTAGATTTTCCGATTCCGGATTTCTTCGATAACTCCATCAATGTGAAACCTTTTGAGGTTCTCACTTCCCACACAAGGATTTTCATTCTGCTCACCTCCTCTCTTGAGGAAAGTTTACAGAATGTTGATTTTATAGAAATGGAGGTGTGTTCATGAAATACGGTGTCAGAAAGCCAAACATTAAGAAAAGCATCAAGGCAAGAACAACAGGAAAAGTCAAACGGCAGGTCAAAAAGGCGGTCAATCCCCTTTATGGTAAAAAGGGAATGGGAATCGTCAACGACCCGAAAAAGGCAGCATATAACGCAGTGTATAACAGAACTACCGTCGGCGTGTCCGACATCGCAAAAGGATTGACGGCTGCAAACGGAAATCCTGCTGCATCCAGTTCCACAAATGCACCGCAGAAAAAGGAATACTCTGCAAATACATACAGTGTTTGCGGAATCCTCATGATTGTTCTCGGTGCTGTCCTTGCACTTTTAGGATTGATTCTATTGCTTGCTGTTCCGGTTGCCGGAATAATTGCTATTGCGTTCGGTGTCGCATGTGTTGTCATCGGTCACAAGTATAGAAAAGTCGCAAAAGAACGCCGTGCAAATGAATAATGCACAATAAAAAAGACGACCCACACTGCAATGTGAATCGCCTTTGTGAAACCTCCGTCTCATGCTCCTGCAAAAAGCACCGACAGAATGTTCCTGCAAACACCATTCTATCATAAAACCGTGCTTTTTGCATTGGTTTTATTTTTTATACTCTTTTTTAGGATGGTGATTTTATGAAACTACCGAACGGATTCGGAACGGTTTACAAATTATCGGGAAATCGCCGGAATCCTTATGTTGCCAAAAAGACAAAAGGATGGGAAATCGACCCGAAAACAGGTAAATCAAAACAATTATATACGGTCGTCGGATATTACCCGACCCGTAAAGAGGCATTGACCGCACTTGCGGAGTTCAATGCAAATCCTTATGATGTGGATGCTGCAAAAGTCACATTCGAGGATGTATATGAGCGATGGTCTGATGAACATTTTCCGACCGTCAGTGATTCCAACGTCAAGGGTTATCGTGCAGCATGGGCGTTGTGTGATAAACTTGCACGGATGCGGTTTGTCGATGTCAAACTCGACCACCTGCAAATGATTGTCGATGAATCCGGCAAAAATTATCCAACACTCCGGAAATTGAAAGTCCTGCTCGGTCTGATGTATAAATACGCCGTGATTCATGAGATTATTCCAAAAGAACGGAATCTCGTTGAATACCTCGACATCAAAAAGGCAGGAAACCCGAACGCATACAACCGGAAACCTTTTTCAAAAACAGAGGTCAAAAAGATATGGGATGTCAAGGATTCAAATATATATTATACTGTCATCCTCATGCTGATATATACCGGATGCAGAATCGGTGAACTCCTCGACCTCAAGAAAGAAAATGTGAACCTTGAGGAAAGATATTTCAAGATTGTCGCCTCGAAAACTGCTGCCGGAATCCGTACTGCTCCAATCTCCGAAAAGGTTTATCCGTTCTTTGAATACTGGTACAACCTCAATGATTGTGAATATCTCCTCTCTACTCCGGAGGGTGAACATTTCAAATACCGGAATTATTATGATTCGTACTGGTCGCCACTTATTGAGACCCTCGGAATGAAACACCGCCCTCACGATACCCGTCACACATGCATTTCCATGTTGACGGTTGCCGGAGTGTCAGACAAGGTCATCAAGAAAATTGTCGGTCATAAAGGGCAGGGTGTGACAGAGGTCGTATATACACATTTTGAAATTGAGGAACTGATTGACGCTATCAACAAAATATAG